ACCCCTGTATTCCTCGCATTGTGAACCCTGAACTGCTCGCAGGTGTTACATCGTGATAAAATGTAAGAGCGTTTTGCGTAGCCGCTCCTGTGGAATCATAATCAACAACGAATCGCTTAGTGTGTTTAGTATATAGCGTTGGAGAAATTGTAAGAATACCAGTTGAATCAACTGTAAAAGAAGCATAGTTTGCAGTATCATACCCAAGACGTAACTGTTCAGTTGTTGCGAGCGAGTGAAGTTTTGCGGAGGGTGATGTCGTCCCGAAGCCGACATTGCCTGCACTCGTATCTACATATAATTGATTAGTATTTACTACAAAATCCCCTGTAGTGCTTAAATTAACATTTAAGTTCTGTCCTGCTATTGGTGTAAGATTAAGTGCGTTTCCTGTAATAGACCTTATTGTATCAACATAGAGATTAGCCCAAGCAATAGTCGTTGACCCTAAATTATCGGTGCTGTCTGTGTCTGAAATAAGAGAAGTGTTTATTGCGACAGATGCCAGATTATCCAGAGCCTTCGTCGCTACATTTGATGCAAGGGCATAACCAGCAGAAGCGTGATTTCCCCAACTATAGGCAGTATTCCAATTTGTAATTGCAAGATTATTAGCTGTAATATTTCCAGTTCCTAAACTTATACTATCTCCCGCTGTATGTGGTGTAAGATTAGTTCCTGTTCTGTCCCAAAGATTTTCAGATGCAGAAAAGTTATCAAAATCGGTTCTTAACTTATCTATATCTCCCCTTAATCCAATTCCCAATGCTCTCCAATTAGGCATTTCACTCTTTAAAATACTTTGATTATCTGCTAAGTCTTTAATCTGTGAACTATAATCTATTGGTTTTGGGATAGAATTAACCTTGTCATATAGTGAAGTAAACTCTGTTTGGAGATAGTTTAAATCGTCTTGTAACTCATTTAAAGGCTCTGTGTTGAGTTTTTCTTTGATTTCTGTAGTATGATACCTTTTCTCAATTATAGTGGGTTTTACTACTTCTTTGACTATCTCCTTTACTATTTCTGTTTTATTTATAATCTGTGGCGTAGGGATTTCTTTTTCTGGTGGTATGGCATTTATCATTTCGTCTTTGGCTTCTTGTATTTCTTTGGTAATCTCATCTCTGGTTTCTTTCTTTTTATTTTTAGACCATTCTTTTATATTTCGTTCTTGTTCTAAATACCAATCTAAAATGCCCATTTCTGTGAGTATTCGTTCTTTGGCTAACTTCATTACTGATTTTAGTTCTTCTTCTGTGATTTCTGGTTCGTCAACCAAAATAGCCTCTTCTATTTCTTTTAAGAGTAAGCGAACTTTTTTTTGTTGTGTTGCAAAATCTGACATTTTATTAATAGCAACCTTTATGGTCGCAATTTTGTTGTTCCAAATAATCTGGATAATAATTGTAATTATTTTTTATAGAAAAAACTCCTGCCAAATAACATAGTAAAAAGAAAAATCCAAATCCTATTAAAATATATTTTAGTTCTTCATCCATTATTTTGCTTCATATAATTTTGAATATTGTTTGACATTGCTATATTTTTGTAACATATCTTCTAATGCTCTTTTTTGGTCTCTATCTTTTAACGCTTTACCTAATTCTATATCAAATTCTTGTGGTTTAAAACCAGTGAATAATTTCATAAACTTAGCAAATCCTTGCAAATCTCCACCAAACATTTGGTCTAAATATGAAACTCCCCTTGATGTAAACAGAGAACGAGCAATTAAAAGTTTCTGTGGGTCTGCTACATACTGAGTATATGTTCCAGTCTTGACTAATTTGTCTCCTATTTTTTTGTATGTATTCTTTTCAACTTCTTTTATATCTAATAAATCTTTAACTATTTTTGGCATTAACTTATATTCTTTAGCGTCATAAACATCTTTTAAATCTTTCTGTCTAAAAGTGTCCTTGCCTATTCCTATTTCCAATGGAACTTTTAGCAATGGATTCATCTGACTTATTAATCCAATTACAGTATTGTCTTTAAATAATTGAGCAAATGATTCTATTGGCGTTCCAAAAGAAGTAAGATATTGCTTAAATCCTTTAGCACTATCTGGTAGTTTAATACCAAATCCTTCTTTAACATAATCTGGTAATCCTTGCTTTTCTTCTTCTGTTGGTTTATCTCCAATATTTTCAACTAATTTAATTATTTGATTTATTCTTTGTGGATTTTCTCCAAGTGTTTTTAATTGAAGTTCTATGTTCTTACGAGTAAAAGAATAGAATGGAACTATTCTACGAAGTATCTGTGATTCAAATTGAGTAAGAACTCTATAATCAAATCCTGCTTTTTCTGCTAAATTAAGAGCTTCTGGTATACCTTTTCCTTGACCTATGGCAGTAAGATAAGCAGTGGCTTTCTGTTGTAATTCAATATAATTGCCAACCTGTCTTGCCAATTTAAATGGAACTCCTTCTGAACTTAAACCTGCAGTTGTTATTGTTTTCTTTAACGCACTCTTGCTAAGAATTTTTTCAAATTGTTCTAATGTCTGTCCAGCATTTAAAGCACTATCAAATTCATTTTTATAAAATGAAGAGAAACCAAATCGTTCTGCAAAAGCATTTAATTGTTTTCCATATTCTCCAGCTTTTTTTATTCCCTTTATAGTATTATATGCTAACTTTTGTCCGTTTATTATAGCTTTTGGGTTTAATGCTCCAGCACCCAATACTTCGTAATTTTGTATCATTCCAGATACATAGTTCCTAATATGAAATGGTGCGAATAATCCAGTCACACTTCGTTTGAAGAGTGAAGTAACCGCATCAAACCCAGTAGCTTTAGCTAACATATCTATACTCTTAAATTCAGGGGAGAACATATCTTGAATAAATTTCATATCCCATTTTGGAATGTATCCTACTTCCTTACCATATATTCCCTTTTCTCTTAAAAGTTTGTATCCAGCATTGAACGCTTCTTGTTCTGTTTTAAATTCTGTTAATGGTTTACCATATTTAGTAGCAAATTCTCCTAAGAAATCTTTTGTCACTCTATCTGTTACTACCTGACTTTCTCTTGTAAAAAAAGCCTTAGCAACATTCTGTTCCATATTCTCATCTGTCATTAGATTCTTAAATTGTTTTAAATATCCTTGACTTCCCACTCTTAGTCCACGAGTATCATATACAAACTTATCTACTTTGTCTTTCTTTAAAAATGGAAAGTATGACCTGTAAAATTCATCTCCAGAAACTTCTTCTCCAAATTTAACTCCTCTTTGCATTTGCTCTTCAAGAGTTTTTTTAACAGTTCCAGTTGCTCCTTCCAAAACTTTAGCCTGGGCTTTTGCACCTGCCTCTACTGCAGTTTTTCCTTCTTGTCTTAAAGCAAACTCTAATCTTTTCCCTCCTGCTAAACGAGTGAATACTTCAGCATCTTGTTCTGGTGTTAATATTCCAGTTCCTAAACGAGCCAAATTAGACTCAGCCAATCCCTTTACTGCCTTACTTTTTCTACCTAAGAAATTCATTATATCTCCCACCACGCCTTCTTGAGTTTTATAACCTGCCTTAAACAGAGAACCAAAAGCATCTGATATTGCTTCACCACTCTTTGTGAGTGCTAATCCTGTTTCTGGTGCAACTTTAGATATTGCAGATACACCAGTTTTAGCAACTGTTTTTGCTCCCAAGCCCAAACCTCTTGCGATAGCACCACCAAAATATGTAGTAGGGTCTAATAAAACATCTCCAACCAGACCTATTCCAAATTTTGCTATACCATTTTCTACTCCTAATTTTGCAGCAACATCAGAAAATGTTCTTCTTTCTCCTTCATAATCTCTACCAGTAATAGCAGAACCTATTCCCTTAAAAATTCCAGTTCCATACTTTAATACTCCTTGACCCACTCCCTGTTCTTGTCCAGTTAAAACAGCCTCTGCTGGATTAAAAGCACCGAGTCCCTTACTTAGTCTTTGTAAAAAAGACAATTTTGGAGTTGTGTCTAAAATTTCATTAACTTGCTTGTCTAATCCAGATGCTCTAGCGTAAGAAGCTAAACCTTCGGCAGTAAATAAATCTGCCTTTACTTTCTTTTTAGAAGATAATAATTTTTTAAATTCTTCGTTAGATAATGCCATTATTTTTTCTTGTTAAATAATTCTGCATATATAGAATTTTCCCAATCAATGTTTATATTTTTGAGAAGCGCATCTTGAGTTTGTTGTTCTTTAGATTTTATCAAACCAGCTGTTGCCATATTTGATTGTATTGCTTTTGCTTGTTCTGGAGTTGAAATTTTTAAGTCAAGATTATTAGTTGGCATAGAAGGTTGCATTGTAGAATTACTTTTACTAGCAACAACTCGAGCTCTATTAAATAATTCTGTTTTTTCATCTTTAGTTAGATTTTCAGAACTATTGTTTATATATAAATCAGCCAACTGACCAGCAGATAAGTTAGGATTCTCTGTCATCAACATTTGGAGACCATTATCAAACCTACTTGTCCCTATTGGTCCAGTTCTACTACCATTTTTATCTGCAAATTCTGCCCACTGTAAATCCAAGCCTTCTCTTTTGAAAGCGTCCTCAATTTTATTCCTTGCATCTTGTCTTTGCCAAGTTATTTCTTGGTTTTTCTGACTTTGATACTGAATAAAAGCATCTTTAACATCTTTACCTAAAGACTTAATTAAATCAGCATTCTCATTATAAAATGTCTTTGCCATATCGTATTCTATTTCTTTGGCTTTTACCCAATCGTTAACTGCTTGGTTAGCACTCTTCATTGCTTCTTGGTAGTCTCCATTTTGCATTTGCATTACTGCTAACTTAGTGTTTATGTTAGCAGATTTCTGACCTAAAATAACATTAGCATTTCTGTTAATCTGTGCTACTTGATTATTTATAAAATTCATAGAAGCCATACCACCCATTTGGTCTGCTATCTGTTTGTCTCTCTGAGCCACAGTAGCGTTGTAATCATTCTGCAATGTTTCTATTTCTGCCCTTTTAGCGGCTCTATCTGCAAAGTATTGCTGTTGGGATTGTCCCCAGACACTCTGAAGTGCTTGGTCTCGTTGCTGACCTAAGTTCTGAAAACTACCCAAAATCTTATCTAATCTACTTTGATTTGCTGTCTGTTGTTGCATTGCTTGCTGTTGCTGTTGCATTGCTTGTTGAGCCATCTGCATCCAAACATTGTCTTGTGCTTCTGAACTTTTGATATAAGCCCCAGCCCCAGAAGTATCAAAATTAGCCGAAGGCATATTCGGAGAATTAAGTCCATTGGAACTTGTAGTTGTGATGTTATTTACAAGTCCTAACTTTTGTCTGGCTTCTTGTCTTGCAGTTTCTGTTGCTGTGGGGTTGTTAAGAACTGCTTGGTAATAAGAAGTCCAGTTTCCAGTATTACCACTTGAAGCTTGTCCAGTTGGCTGTTGTTGTTGCTGTGCTTTAAATTCTGTTGGAGACATTCCACCTTGTCCTGATTGAAATTTATTTATTGTCTCTTGACTTACATTAGTCAATTTCTCACCCCAAGGAGTTGTGTATTCATCAACCCTTCCACTTGCTTTACCTATTGCAGAGCCAATATCAGAATAACCAAAAGTCCCAGCTCTTTGATTGAGCTTTGTTTGTTGATCTTCTTTTGCGAATTGCTTAAATTCGTCTGCTGTTGCAGTTTCCCAACCAAAAGGAGTATTAGTTGCTGGTAATAAATCCCAGTCATATTGAGCCCCACTTTTATAAGTGTTGCCTGCTTTCTTTTTATATAATTGTAATGGTATATTTGCCATAAGTTTTTTAATTATTAAATTGACATAATTGTATTTGTTTAATTGAATTTTATATATTTATCTTAAAATAATACTGAATAATATTTAGTGTTATATGTATTAAGATACAAGTTATAATAATTTTTATAAAAAAATATTTCATTAACTGTTAAAATATAAATACATATTAGTCCAAAGTGAATACCAATTATCTGATGGCATTGTATCTTTTTGTTTTCCACCAAAGGCGATAACTGCATCTCCATCTAGAAAATTTCCACTATCTAACCCAGTAGAAATAGTATATTTTAATATTCCATTAAAATAAAATTTTAATGTTGAAGTTAATGCAGTCCATTCAGCCCGCCAAATTTGAATATCATCCATATATGTTGTTCCAGTTGAAATCTCATATTTATATTCTGTTGAATCATTTATATAAAATCCATAAACTTTTTTATCAGCTAATATATATTTAATACCAAATTTTTCAGTAGAATTTACTGAAAAAGGGTCATAATCTCCCATACATATTCCTAAGTCCTGTAATCTTTCACCGTCGTCAGATACACTTACTTGAAAAAAACAATCATATTCACTTGAAAATGCTTTTCCATCTCCGTGTTCAAAACATAATATACTTCTATTATTGGTTGCAGTGTTTCCGACGTTAACTCTACACATACCTAGTCTTGTCAAAGAAAATCCAGCACCAGTTCCTTCTTTATATGCCTCAGCCCAAGCAGATAAACTTTCAAATCCAACCTGCATATAATTTTGAGAAACAACAAGTCTGTTAATATAAACATCTCCTCTAAATACTCCATTATTAGCTTCAAAATCTCCTGATGATTTTAATCTCCATCCAGTAACTCCTGACTTAAAGTTAGGACTTTGTAGGTCTTTGCCTATTGGAGATGTAGAAGCACCATATTGTTTTAAAACTCCACCTTGCTGTTGCACGGTGTTAAATAGTTCTTCCCACTTAAGGACTGGAACTGGGTCTGTAAATAAATTAGTCTGCTCTTCCATCTATTTTTATTGATTTAATTTTAACACTATTTGTTGTGTCGCCATTTGCATAAGATAATTCAACTCTAAAATTTTCTACTCGTTTATTTAATGGTATTGAAAATTGTGTTTCTGCTCCAAGTTCAGTATAAGAAATTACTCCTGAATAGATTGTAGTTCCTTTGTTATTTACAAGTGAGATATCTACCCTTGCTCCTGTTGTGAGTTGTTCAAAGTTTGCTAATAGTCTTGTTGTCAGTGAGTTACCTGCAGACGATACATCAAAAATTAAAGACTTCCAAGTTGTTGAAGTAGTATATCCTGAAAACTTTGCTAACTTGTAAGAAGTAGTTTGGTTAGAAGCTATCATAGGAGTTCCAAAAGGACACGCCACTCCACCTACTGTAGAGTAACCACCATCTGTCATTTGGAACATTCTTAATGGTAAATCTTTATCTCCAGAACCAAACGCCCAAATAGACCCATTAGCATTCCAGATAATGAAATCTTTGTATTCAGTTACTTGATAATAGTCTGGTAGTCCACCAGTAAAGTTTCCTATATCAGTTATATTAGAACCATTTACATATCCTATTTTATAGTTATTAGACACATCTGCGTAGAATACAAATACTACTCCATTCTTTACATACAAAGCACCTATTCTGCCATTCACAGGTATTTCTGCTTCCCAACTATCTGCAACTCCATCCCAGATATAAATAGAACTTTTAATCTTATTAGACCCTGTAAGAGACGAAACATTTGCTCCTATCCATAATCTATCGTTCATCCATTTAATTGATTGAACTATTGTTCCTGTTGGTAAGTCTAACGCTTGTAAACTCAATGTCGTAGTAGAACCAATATAATCAGCCACATATCTACCATTGGCAATATAAAGTCTGTCATTTAATCCTACACACATTTGATGTGGTGCAGAAGCAAAGTCTCCTTTTCCTGTTGGAACTTGTTGTGACCAGTCATCATCAAAGGTGGAAGCTAAATCAAATTTTCCAATACAACCTATAGCTCCTGCTTGATTATATGAATAGTAAAGATTTCCCTGATAAAGTGCTACGTCTTCTCCTAATTCTGAACCATCGTGAGAAATATCGTGTGGGAATGCACCAGTATTGGTTACCGCTGTAGGTGTTATTTTATAAAGGTGTGCCCCTCCTGTTCCATAGGTTTCATCACTCGCCACTGCACCATCCCATATTCCTTTAATTAAAGTTGTTACTGCTTTATCTTGTGCTCCATCTGTAAGAGTTGCAAGTCCTTGTCCTTGTTGCAAATATCCAGGGTTAGTAAGGTCACAATCAGTCATTGCTGCCGCTTGATTTTTGTTACCATAGACAGGGTAACTTTCTTTATAATATCCTGGTGCAAACCCTCCTGTACCTAAATTATTTAATAATATTGACCAGTTCATAAATTTTTTGTTTTATATGTCCAAGAACTTGTATTCTTAGATTGATTTGAATATGTCGTTGTATTTTTAGTTGCGTTTGAATAATTAGTTTGATTTGCCCATAAGCCTTTAAAAATAACATCTTTCCAGCTGATTATGAAACTCCCAACGTTTGCAATCATACTCTTTCCCCAACCAAGCGTTACATTTATTCCTGTCAAAACAAAATCTCCCACTGCTGTCGCTATCGTCAAGCTTTTAGTTATTCCAACATCTATTCCCGTAAGAACGAAACTCCCAACATTAGAAACAATGGTGTATCCTCTCTTCAGTGCCACATCAATTCCTGTTAGTACAAAACTCCCTACTGCTGTTACCATTTTTAAAGCCTTTAGAAGCGTAGTTGCTATCCCTGTTAGCGTGAATGCTCCAACTGTTACTGCTAATGTATATGCTGTACTAAACGGATACTGATTTCCATCACCAGACCAATATAGTTGTCCTACTTCTGCTGAACTTAATGCTCTTTCCCAATAAGCACATTCGTCCACTGCACCATTATAGTATTGATTTGTTCCCGTGGAAGTACCCATTCTCATAGTACAAGAGTTAAAATTGCCAGTAAAAGTATCACTATCAGTTCCCTTAGAATCTCCATCAACAAACAACTCTATACTACTTCCAGTTTTTACTCCTACTAAGAAATGCCAATCTCCATCATTATATGTAGTAGACGTATCCACAACAGCATAAACACCATCGCTATCACTTAGAGCAAGACGAATATAATCTGACGTTGGTAATGTGAAAAAATCAAAATATGGAGTTCCTACAAATCCAAAAAACAAAGGGTAATTCCCACCAGCAGGAGATTGTGTCGTCTTGAACCAACAACTAATTGTTGCGTTGGTTGGTATATTAACTGCTGAACCAACTATCTTACTCGTACTCCCATTAAATCCCGCTCCTTGGTTTATTTTGCCTGAAGTCGTATTGTATATTGTGGTTATATTTCCATCTGTCAATGCAGAAGACCAATACCCAACTTCATCTATTGCTCCTTTCCAAAACTCAGCACCAGCTCCATTAGAACCTATAGAAAAATTATTTGTGGTAGCACTTCCCAATGACCCTGTAACCTCTCCTTTTGACGAGCCATTTACATAAACTGTAAATTTTCCACCTGTTAATTTGAAAGCAACGTGACACCATACTCCTTTAGAAAATTCTGAAACATTCCAAGAATAAACCGTTGAACCATTATAAATATCTATTGTTGAATAATCGTCTTTTAAGTGAAAGCTAAATCTAACCCCATCTTGTCTTACTGCAAGCATTGTCGGATTATATCCGTTTGCACCAGAAGTCCAATCTGGTTTTACCCAACAAGAAAATGTTGGACTTGCTTGGTCAAAAGCACCATCAGAATTAGCATTTATTATTTTACTTGATGTTCCATTAAATCCACCTCCTTGAGATATTTTCCCATTAGCTGTGCTATAAGTTATTGATGTATCAGACCCATTATTGCTTCCTATTCTGTCATTTGAATTGCCTTCTAAATCATAATAAGAAACTAAATTAGTAAATATAGGATTTGAATATAAAACATTGGTATCCGTTCCATCATTAGAACCGACTGCATCATCGCTATCTCCATCTAATTTATAATAACTTACAAGATTATCAGCTAATGCCATAATTTTATGCTATTGTTAAAACGCCATCGTCTGCTGAAAAATCTACTGTAAATGTATCTCCTGAAACTAATGATATTGCTGAACCATAATCATAATATCCTATTAGTTCGTCATTGCTTGCTGTGTCGTTATAGATATAGATATATCTAAATGGTCCAACTGCTCCTGTTGCTGTGCAAGTTTTATCGGCTATTACCAATTTGTATGTCCCATCTGTTTGTGCTGAACTTGATACAGTTAAAGTAACTGAATCTAAGTTTGCTGGTGCTCCATCTGCCAATGTTAAATCAGACAACTGTGTCCACCCTGCTGTGTGAGCAGTGTTTGTAAAAGCCAATTTCAAGGTGTCTGAACCTAAGTTGTGAACTTTTTCTGCTACTGCTTCTACGAATGAATTTACTTTACTAAATGATGTTGCCATATTTTTTTATTTTAATTATATATATCTTCTATTATTTTTATTTAATCTTATATTTGCCTTTCGTTCTACATTTCTATGAGAATAAAAAGCGGTCATTTGATTTTCTAATCTTGCTTTCATTGCCACTAATCTATCTTGCGTACCTTTATCTTGTACGAAATCTACTGCTGCCCCATAAGAAAGTATTCTGTGGAATGGAGAAGCAAATCCTGGTTCTGCTGTTGTAGATGCTGTTGTAAAGAGAGTAGGAGTTCTATCAAAATAAACTGCCAAACCAGATGCTAATGCAGTGTAACCAGAAGAAGGGGTTGGGTAAAGCATTACTGACCTACCAATTAAATCATAATATTGTGGTAATCCAGCTGTCTCTAAAAGTTCAGGCATTGCTTCGTTATTTATATCGTGTATGTCTATTTGTTTTAATAGTTGCCAGTTTCCGTTACTATCTTTTACTTCTACTCTTTGCAATCTTTGTGCAGTCGTAGGTAATTCGTAATCTTTTTGATTGTGAACTATTGTAGTATATCCTATTGGTAGGTCTATGGCGTTAGAATCATCATACTGCCAACCACCTGCACAATTCCAAATCTTAGATACCGTATCTACGTAAGCATTGTTTAAGTTACGAGTTATATCTTCCAGTGCATAAGACGAATAGGAAGCACTTACTGTTGGAAGTCCACACAAATAAAGCGTGTCTTCAACAAGCCCTAATCGGTCTGTGGTAATTGAGTTAAATTTCAAATTTATTAGTTCCTTATTATAGATTTAGCCATTTTTGGTTTTCTTTTTTAAGAAACCAGTTTATTGTTTTTTCAAGAGATTGTTCAAAGTTTAGTGGATACATAAACCCTAAACTTTTAAGTTTTGTTCCATCTAATGCATATCGTAAATCGTGCCCTGGTCTTGATGAGTGAAAATCCACCATTTCATACTTAAGTGGTTTTCCTATAACTTTTGCTATCATTTGAGCAAGTTCTAAATTGCTTAATTCTTTTTCTCCAACTATATTGTATTTATTTCCAGGACTACTTGAATTATTTGTTAAGAATAAAAGTGCTTTACATACGTTACGTGCGTGAATATAAAATCTTGTTCCACTTTTAGTTTTATCTTTATTAGAATGTATTGTTATTGTTTCACCATTTATAATCTTTCTAATACACATTGGTATAAATTTCTCTGGGTGTTGGCGTTCTCCAAAAATGTTCATAGTATGTGTAACTATTATTGGAAGCTTATAAGTGTTTTCAAATGCTATTGCCAACTCTTCTCCCCCAGCCTTTGAAGCAGCATAAGGATTTCCTGAGTGATATCTATCAAATTCCTTATAAGCAACTCCTTCTGGTGCTGCACCGAATACTTCATCAGTGCTAAAATATATAAATAATTGTAAATCTTTTACTGTTCGTGCAAAGTTTAAAATGTTACAAGTCCCTACTACGTTATCCATTACAAACGAAAGTGGGTCTTCTATGCTTCTGTCTACGTGACTTGAAGCTGCTAAATGCCAAATATAATCTACTTGCCCTATTTGATTTACTGTAATTTGATTAACTGGTGATTTTAAATCCCACCAAATAAATTTAACCCTGTCTTTTTCTTTTTCCCAACAATCCATATCTCGTAGTCTTTCTAAAGAACCAGATATATCTAATCTATCTAAAATTATAATATCCCAATCGGTTTCCCTAAGAACTCCTTCTACTACTTGAGCTCCTACAAAACCTACTCCTCCAGTTAATAAAAGTTTTTTACTCATTTTTAAAAAAATCATTACTATTTATAGCCAAGTCGTCAATTAAGAAATCTCCGAAAGGCTTACTGAGCAATGAATAATATTTACAACCCCATTTATTTAATTGTGACCTTGTTAAATCTTCATAGTTATTTCCACTTTCTGAGCCACGTGCAGTCCAATAAATTATTCTATGTCCTTGTTCGTGTAGTTCGTTTAACTTTTTTATTCTATCGAAATATGGTTCTGCATTAGCATAGTCTTCTAAGTTAGTTTTACAAATTGTTCCATCTATATCTACAAGATATTTCATTAGTATTGTATTCCTCTTTCTTTTTGTCTGATATAAATTACAAGGTCTTTTAAATCAGTTGGGTCTGCTGAACCTTTCTGGTCATGACCTGGTAAATCTTTTGAAAGAGTGAAATGTTTTTCAATTATAGTAGCACCACGTTTAACTGCTTCTCTGCACCAATAAGTTCCAATAGTATGGTCTGAAAATCCTTGATAAGTTTTTCCAAATTCTGGTAATACAGAGATATAAGCAGGATATTCAGATACACAATAAAGATATTCACAGTTTTTAATCTTTGGTATTCCGCGACTATCTATCTTGCCAAGTGAAGCGATTATTGGTTTACCAGTCTTTTCCATAGCCTTTATCAGTTCAGTGTCATAAATACTTCTACTTGCTAATTTGTGTCTTTTAACTCCTAATTTTTCTAACCAATTTAAATGCTCTATGTCAAACGCAGATGCCATAAATTCTATGCCAACTTTATCGCAATGTTCTTTGAGTTCTTTAAATTCTTCAAAAGTATGTTCTGAAAGTTTTAGTTCAAAATACCTTGATTCCCAAGGTTTTTTTATTTTATCAGTATTATATGCTTGGAACTTTGCTATATCTGCACCACAAGATTTCGCTTCTTCAATAAGAAGTTTTGCGTGACGCATATATCCCATATGGTTGTGACCAATTTCTCCTATAACGAGTATCTTTGACATAATGCTTTTTCCAGGTCAGATTTTGTATGTATATCTACACTGGTATCTAATAATAATATGTCTGGTTTGGGATTGTAAAAGTTCTTATATTCTAATAATCTTTTTCTTGATAAAGCCCATATACTTCCATAAATAGAATAGTCTTCGTGACAAGTCATAATTTCATTAAATCTATACTTCTCTATTATTGATTTTACATTGTATATTAAGCGTGTGTCAAGGGTGGGGCTATTCACCTGAATTGCGACTATATTATCTACTCCATTCATAAATTGTAATGCGTGTCTATATACAGGAATATTAGGAGTATCTCCACATAATTCTTGTGGTCGTTTAATTGGAATTGCTCCAACTTCTTCTGCTCTATCTAAAATCCAATCATCATCACTTGATACAAAAGTTCTACTAAATATTTTTAAACACTTTTTTGTGTTTACCAAAAACATTGGTTCTCCATTAAAATCCAATATGTTTTTATTTGGTAATCTTTTGCTTTCTTTTTTGCACAGGAGTAAAGCGACTGACGATGCCATCTTCTTCAAGTTTAATAATAAGGTCTTTTGAAAATCTCCAATTCATTTTAGAAATATCTGCAATTTCTGAAAGCCATTTATTCCCATCCATATTATAAATAAAGTAATCAAGAGTTAGGTTAATATCTTTTACTGGAGTTTGAACTTTATATTTACTTCTAAATAAAGGTGCTTTAAAATTTCTTACTGGAATAAAATCTTCTTCATAGACTCTAATTATATTTTCAATTAAAACCTGAGTAAGTTTAATTTTTTCTTCATTGATAATTTCAACGGTGTCTTCTGATGTATGATATTGGTCGTATGGATATCTTGTTATGAGCAATCCTGGTATTCCTATTTTGGGGTCATTGAAAACATATTCATCAGAACCTATTGATGCTCTAAATCTATTCATATTAAAACTTTCTTCTCCTTCCATTAAAGCTAAATGAGCTATCTTATTTAACCTGCTTGCGTCATCAAAAGCCCATTGAACTGTTGGGTCTCCATTATTACCACAAATATCTACTGCTATCATAAAATCTACTTTTGAAATATCTTGTGTCAAAGCGTATCCTATACTTCCAATAGTCTCAGGACAGAATACTATTTTTATTGTATGTTCGTATTTATCTTTTAATCTTAAAGCCAAATCTGTCAAACACGCAACGCCACTTAAATTATCGTTTGCTTGATATGGATGGTCTAAGTGTGCAAACAAAAGTATTTCTCTATCTGTTTTTCCTTTAACTGTGTGAACTCCAATTTTCATTACTCCTGGTTTAAATTCTGTATCTATAAATACTTCATATTCACCTTCTGGTAGTGCATCAATTTCTTTTTCTACACTTGAATTATTACCATCAACAACTAATTCTTTTTTATAAACTTTATTTGCTGGTAAGCAAAATCCCCACTTTGGTTCATAGAAAGAATACTGATAAGGAATTGCATTTGGTAAGTCTTTGTTAATATACAAATGTTTCTTTAATTCGTCTCTTGTAATTTTTCCTTGAAATGGTTGGGAATAAACCATCAATGTTAAATCATTTTTCCATTCAATAATTTTTTCTCCATTAAATTTTACCCACGCTTCTTTGGGTATCCACTCATCTGGAACAGTCCAAGTTTCTAATTTAGTTCCACTTGGTATATTAATTATTTGGTCAAATCCTATAAGTTGACTTAAATATTGCAATGCACTGTCATAACCACTACCAAGTAAATTAATATTTAATTTTATTAAATCGGATATAAGTTGTTTAATCATATTTTTATAAGTTCAAATTCTAATTCAATCATTCCTGCTGAATTTTTTTCAGTAGTAGAATGATTTGCTTTAATAATAAATTTATCTAATCCTGGAACACCTAACATAGAAACTACTCTTTCTTCGTTCCAGAATGTTTTATGGTCAAAGAAATAAGCTCTCTTGTCATCAAGGTGTGGAAGTATGTGATAAGTCCTACCACCTTTTTTAAGAACTCTATGTATTTCTCTAAAAAGTTTTTCACATTCTTCGTCATCAAAGTGTTCTATTGTATGAGAACTTATTACTTCGTCAACTGTATTATCTGGTAGTGGTATTCCTTCTCTTACGTCCCAAACTATTTCTTGTCCACAATCTCTTACATCAATTCCTACATAACCTTTTTGTTTGCGTTCTCCACAACCTATTTCTAATTTAGGGACTAATCCAACTGGTAATCGTCTTTTTTGTATATGTAATGTTGTCATATTAATTAGGGTTAGTATAATTTTTATTCTTGACAAAACCACGCCTTTTGTCTCTGCGTTTTTCTATTCCTGCACGCCTGTCTACTGAATGGAATTTATCAAACCACCAACCACCTACTTTCTTTTCAAGGTTTGGGAAGTGGTCGTATCCCCACGCAGATAATCGTGCTAATAATAGAATAATCTTTTGTCTTATTTTCTGTCCAGGGAACATAAATTCCAAATTATGTTCTCCAACTAAAAATACAAACTCTCTTACTTTTGCTTTGTAACCATCTGAATATTTAAAGAACTTTTCTTCTTGAATATATGTATCGTCAAATAAATATCTTTGATAGAAACAAGAATTAGCAAGTGGGTTCATACAATTCTGATATATCTGTATTCCAAAATCTTGATATTCTTGTCTCAACCAATAATTTTCAAAACCATATTGTTTAGCGTATTCTGTATAAATTTCTGTTCCAGGAAAAGGCATTAAAGAACCAGATACTTGATAAAGAGAAACATCGTTCCAAGTTTTCTTTACATAATCTATTTGACTTTGAACGTGCTTTTCTGTTTCCCAAGGAAACCCAGTCATCATACAAGCATAAACTTCTAATCCTGCTTCGTGAGCCATTTTAACAGAAGTGAATTGGTTTTCTAATCTGACAAACTTCTTAACTCTTTCTAAACTTTCTGGGTCTGCAGTTTCAATTCCAAACGCTATTGAATGACAACCACTGTCTTTCATATCTTTTAGAATTTCTGGGTTTACTAAATTGGCTCTTGAATTTGCACGCCACATTACTCCCATTTCTTTCATACCTTTTGCGAACTGTCTTACCCTATCGTGGTTCATCATAAAACAATCATCTGCTATTGAAAATGTAGTAATTCCATATTTATCACGAACCATTTTCACGTATTCTAACATATGTTCTACTGGATGATATTTCATCTGTTGTTCATACACTTTGTGGTCGCAGAACGTGCACTTCCCAGGACAACCTCTACTTGTAAAAACTCTGTGAAATCCCTTAATTAGCCCATCTTCTCCTACGAACAAATCTTTATCAAATAATTCAAGATTAGGGTGTGGCAACCAATCTAAATTAATACGTGGTCTGAAAGAAGTATGTGCTATTGTGTTTCCACTCTTATAAGTTAATCCTAAAATATCTTTTAACTTTCTGGTTCCTTTCCAATAATTACATAACTCAAGAAGCGTTCCTTCCATTTCATTTCTAATAACTATATCTGCACCATTTTCTATACATTCTTCTGGACAATCTGTTGGATGAGCACCAAACACTGTTACTTCAATCTTTTCTTTCTTTAACCTGCGTATCGTTTCATAGACCATTAAAACATCAATGGTCATCATTGTTATTAAGACTTTGTCATAACCATTTGCTTTTGCGTAATTAGCAATATCAATGGGAGTTAATGGTTTTTTAAATGTATTCTCTATCAAACCAACTTCAAATCCATTGTCTTGGAGTATTTGCCCTACTATTCCCAAGTGAATATATGCCTCTGTTATTGGGGTTGGATAGATAAGTAAGATTTTGTTTTGCATACTAAATATTTAGCCAATTCATAAGAGCTAAAGAATATTGTTGAATATCCTATTGTTCCTATTATTGAGTTTTTAAGATATGGAAGTCCCATTATGTAACACTCGTAAAGTCCTGCCCAATTCATTGGATACCAACCCATAAATTGCCATACTGCATAGTTAGTTATTAAGTAGTAAATCACAGGCATTACTACAGTTCCTGCTGCCCAGTATTTTTTCCACAATGTCGCAAGTAAGAAACAACCATATACAGAAGCCATTAGTCTCCAATCATAATATCCTATAAAGAAATCTGTTATTGCCATTATCGTAAGCGGAATAACAAGTGCTTGTTTACGTGATAGGTAAACTCCACTAAAAAGTGCTATTGCTATTATTGGACTATAAAGCATTCCAAGTTCTGTATGTGCAAATCCTGGAATTAATCTTATTAACAGTCCTAGTGCTATAAAAAAATATATTAACATAGATTTATTATTTTAAGAATATTTTCATTACCTTTGCCATAACCTATGGCAGTTTCTTTGCGTTCTTCTCTTAAATGTTCTGGATGTTTTAGTGTCCACAATATTGTCTTGTTCAGTTCTTTTAATGGAACTTTATTTACTCCTTTAGTAAACTGATGCCTATAATCTAAATATCGTTTATCTCCACCCCTTTCTTTTGGTATCCACAGGTCTGCAATTACTACAGGGATATCCATTGCTTCTGCTAAATAGGCGAAAGTACTTTCTGATAAGGCTACGACACAATCTGTCACAGTTAAAAGGTCTATTACTTTGTCTAAGTGGTTTGGGTCAAATCTTTTACTAACAATAACGTTATCGTAAAGTTCTATCTGGTGTTCTCTTTCTAATGCCTTAGTAATTACCTTAGCTCCTTTAAGGTTTCTCAATTCAGAAGCAACTATTAGGTTCTCTGGTATATCTTCGACGTCCCAATGTTCAAGTGCAAATACTACGTTCTTTCCTTCGTGTTCCATTTTTGGTTTTAACCTGTTAAGAAATGGACAACCTGTAACGTGTATCTTTTCTGGTGGAGTTCCATACTTTACCAAATGTTCTTTATCCCATTGTCCCCAGACACAGATTACGTCTGAATCTAATTTCTCATTAAAAGGAAACTGAACTCTATCTATGCCGTGAACTCCTTGCTGATAAAGCATAACCTTTGCACCTCTTGCGTGAGCTTCGTGGATTATCTTTTTCCAACCACCTTGTTCTATCTCATTCCAAATAATAATTAAATCTGCTTTGCTTTGGTCTGCAACTAAATCATATTTACTTGCAATGTCTGGGATTATCTCATCAAGAACCGAGTTAAAATTATAAATACAGATTTTCATTGTTATAATCTAATTTTTATAAGTTCCTCAAATCTCTTTTTACTTTCTGGGTCTTCTTTACCATTTAATGTTTCTAGTTCTTTCCTGATTGCTTCAGATTTTTCTTTAAAAAATAATCTATAACCTGCTTCTTCCAATAATTGGTTTAATATTTTTCTTGTTAATTTTTCTGGTTCTTCAATTATAAATGAAAAATACTTGCTATCCTCCTTAAAATCTTCTACATTATTGATTTTGTTATTAGATTTTATGATTGTTATTTGCATATTATTTTATGAACATATTTTTAATGTTTCTTATAAGAGATTTATCTTGGTTAAGAACTTTAAGACCTCCCTCCTTCTGGCACGCCATCTCCCAATCAAGTGCAATCTTTTCAATATTTCTGTTTTCTTTTACCCACTCTTGTTGTTCTTTGGCTAACTTTTCCCTAAAGTCTTTGTCAACAATTAACTTCTCAAGTTTTTTATACCAATCTTCAAAAGTGTTTTTGGCTCTGTAAGTAACTTCTGATTTATAAGGTTCTACATCAGATGCTAATGTAACAGTTCCAACTGCTGCATATTCATAGAATTTAATATTAGATTTACCACGATTAAATTCAGTATCATCTAATGGACAAATTCCTATATCAAAATCTACTGACGACATAACCGATGGATGTAATGCAGGTGGATAGAATGGAGTATGGTCTGCTCTTAAATCTTTCATTTGGTCGTAAAAGTCCAGAGCTTCTTTGTAGTATTCATTTTGTTCTGGCATCATATTAGATTTTAAAAGCATAGAATACTGATACATTACAGCTTCTAATGGTTCTCCTGTCATTCCATAAATCTTAAAATCAAAGTCATATTTCTCGTGAAGTTTCTCTAATACATCTCCAACTAATTGAAGGTCTTTCCAGTGAGAAGCAGCACCCATATATCCTATTAAAAGTTTCTTATCTGCGTGAGGTCTTTCTTTGTAATCCTTAAAGTCTATTGCATTAGGAATTACAACTACTTTTTTCTTAGGATATAACTTTTTTACTTTTTTAGCTAAAATAAAACTCGGCGTTGTAACCAAGTCTGCTTCTTTAATTAAACCCTCGTATTGGTCTTTAAATACATTAGAAACAAACCTTGATGGATTAGATGGGTCTACTGCCCACAAATCATCATCAAAGTCCCAAATAACACGAGTTCCTTGTTTCTTGAAGCGTTTCATTGCTTCTATTGGTTTTGTTGCTTCTGGATAAATTCTACCCATAATGACAGTTGACGGAAATTCCATCATTTCATCTGGGAAACTATCACCAATAACTATTTGTCTCATTGTGTGTCCTCTTGCAAGAAGTCCTCTTGAAGGAACTTCTACTCTGTGATACCAAATACCACTTCTCCACGCAAAAGGAGTATCCACGATTTGTAAAATTCTCATTTTGAAAAATATTCTAATAATAATTTAAGTTCTTTTATTTCTGCTTGCTTTTTAGCAAGTTCTTCTCTTCTTCCAGTTTGTCCTCGTTGGACAATACATTCCATAATCCATTTCTCATTTAAGAGTTCTTGTTCTAATTGGAACTCAAAATGTTCCACAAACTTCTTAAATACTTTTCTCTTAAGTCTCCATTGTTTAAATTGTGTTAGTGCTTTTTTCATTGTCATTTCCTGACGCTCTCAGCTTATTTCCGTCAGGTTATAAGCCGAGAAACGACAATTATGTGAATAATTATTATGCTCCTGTGATGGTCACATTCCTAGCTCTCCTTCTATTATTAGTTGTAACTCCTGCACCATATACTGTCCAAGTGATGAAGTTAGAACCAATTTTTGTAGAACAAGGTCTGATATCCAAAGTAGGTGTTTTCTGCAAGATAAGGTCAATACAACCTTTTCTTCCAAAGTAGTGAGCTGTTCCAGTTACAGTTGAAGCTGCGGCTGAAGCTCCACCCATTGAGGATGGTGACATTGAAGAGCAAGCACCTGTTGGAAGGTTATTTGAGATATAAACTTGGAAACCAAGCCAATTTCCTGCATAACCGTTCTTTAAGGTTGCGTCTGCTGTATTGAACCCAGAAGATGCTGATTTAATTTCAATTAAAGAAGCAATTCTTGGGGATACAACTGCACACCAATCTCCCATTTCTTCAACATTGTTTTCACGCAAGACTTTTCTCATTCCTGCAAACAAGTCAATAATGTTAGTTGATGCGGCTGTGATAGTTCCTGTTGAACCATCTCCGAATACTGCGTTTCTATTTACTGCAGACAATCCAGTTCCAGCTACTGCTGTTGTTGAACTTGATGACCCGAGTATTCCTCTCTTAAATGCGAATGCGTCTATTACATTACCAAGTTGGTATCCAGCCTGTTGAGTTAAGTCAACTGCGACTGATACGTTTGCTTGCAATTTTTCTACATCATCAACGTAAAATGTGCAATGTTTCTTAGTTGACACGTTAATCGTGTCATATGCCCAGTCCTGGTCTGTCGCAGACAAATCAGTTCCTGGTGTGTAGGTTTGAGCTGACAAATCAGCAAACCTTGGTATTTGTATGGCTTTACCATTTGGTAAATATCTCTCTAATCGTGTGTTACACACCTTTAATGCAACTAATTGCTTATAAAGTGGTTGTTCAACCATAGTGCCCCACACTGTAGGAGTGATAGCCGATACATCGTTTGATACAATATCTGTAGGCATCTTTTTATTCTTTCCCTAACTATCAGTTTTAGTAGTGCCTTGCTTTCATAGGATTAATTCCATATTCATCAAGTATCTTTTCCTTTTCCTCAAAAGTTTGAGCTGCTAACAGCTTTTGCTCAAGAGTTTTTGGTTTTTCTACTTCAACTTGATTAGTGCTAGGGGAAAGAGCTTTACTTTTACTTACTTCTTCTCTATGTCCCCTTTGCCACAACTGATAGTTCTTGTCCTCACGAGCTGACGATAGACTTGTGCCTAACGCACCTGCTCGTAATCGCAATTCAGCTACTTCGTCAGTATCTAATCCGTTTGTTGCAGATTGAACTTCTAAAATAGCATCAACGTCTGAAATTGGAATTTTAGCTTTTGCTGCTTCTTCTTTGGCTAATCTTGCCTCTTCCACAGCCTTGGCTGCCTTTTCTTCAGCTGCTTTGGCTCTTGCATACAGACGTTTTTCTGTATCAGTGTGTTCAGTTTTTTGTGTGGTTTCTGTCTCCACTGGTGTTTGTTCTTGAGTTTCCTCAACAGGAGTTGTCTCTCCTTCGTTTTGCTGGTTTTCGTCCATATAATTTCCCTTTAATTATTTGCCTGTGGGTTCAGGACTTTAATTATATTTTGGTTTTGAATTTTGTGCTGTCTTTACATCTAAGAAATTAAACAAGTTTTCTAGTATTTCACACGCAACCTTTCTTGACTGAACATTTTCTGGTGTTAGTTTTTTAATGTCAGACATCTTTTCAATATTTTCTGTAATCCAAATCTTTAATGCTTCTCCATTAGCTGTCCCCCTTAATTCTTCTAATTGTTTTTGTGCATTTATATCCATTAAATTGTCTGTGTTTTAGCACCAGGCATTGGTGTTTGTATTTGTGGCATAGCTGAGACTCCCCCTCCGCCTTGTTTATTTGCTTGAACTCCTGCTATCTGAACGTCTAATGGTTGTTTTTGTTGTGGGATAATATCATTTAAGTTAATTCCACCATACTCTGCTGCCATAAATAACATTTTCTTTGTTGCTGGGTTTTGCTCCCACTGTGGACTTGCTTGCATAAATTGTAATAAAGCGAATATAGTAGCGTTCTTTACTCTGGTATCCACACTTTCTCCTGTAATATCAATATCAATGTCGTATTTTGTATCTTTGTAAAAATCTTTTGGAATTGTTTTTTGTATTTCTCCATTCTTTTTTATAGCATTTTCTATTGCAATTCCAATAACTTCTGCATCATAACTTGTTGGAAACTTTCCATTAAGATACATATTCACAACTTCTTTGGCTACCATATTATCTTTAATCATAGAAACATAAGTATCTAAATCTTTTCCAACTAATCTTAAAGTATGTTCTTTAGAAGATTCTCTTTCCCATTGTGGGAGTATATCTTCAAATAACATTTCTTTTACATCTAAAGCAATGTTCTCCTGAATAGTTTCAAAATATGAAAGTGTTTGTTGAAGTGCTATCTGTGCTGAACCAAGCGGTGTTCCAGCTGGTAGTCTTTCTCCCTGAACTACATCATAAGCCAAAGTAAGTTCATCCCTATTTCTTATCCACCTATTATGGTCATCGTTAAAATGTGCCAAGTTGTTGTCGGCAATATTTACTTGATTTAAATCCCCACTTGAAGTATCAACAACATCACCATTTTTCTTTTCTGTAAGCAAATTCTTTCCACCAAATGCTGGGTCCTGACTTTTGAATAAAACTATTGCTCTCCAATAAGAAGCCTTTGATTGTAAATTATTAGTTTCATTTTCTCTTATCTGTGGTTCAAATAAAGTTTCTACAACTCCAATTCCTAACCATCTACCTGGAATTTTTTCCAAATGGAATTCTCTATACGGGTTTTCATCTACTTCATCAGAACCCAATACTATTCCTTTATAAGGAACACTTCTGTTATTTTGCTCGTCTTCTTCATTTATTCCAACATCTGCCAAATAAACCCTCCTATAAGTCCAATTTCCTTTTTCATCTTCTACTTCTCCATATCTTTCGTAAACCATTATGTGTCTAATATCGTTCATCTGTCTGAACAAATCTATTGTTTCTTGAACTTTAGTTTTATCCCAACCCATTTCTTTAGCAACTTTTCTAAATTCCATTACTGTATATGGGTGTTTTTCAATTATGTAATTTGCTTGGTCTAAACAATCTGCACTTTGTTCTACAATGAAATTTCTTAAGTCAACAAAATAAATATCTCCATTAACAATTTTCAAAACTACAGAACCAAATATTGGGAGTTCTTGAAAAATCCTATTAAGAACTTTCCCAAACTGTTCGTCTTTCATCCAGTATTTCAAATCTCTTTCCATATACCAAGTTTTCAATGGATTTCCACCATCTGCAGTTAAGAGGCGAATATTCTTTGTGTCAAAATCAATCGCTTTAGAATAAACCTTACAAGGATTTTTGTTTATATTGTAAAAATATTTTTTATCTCCATCTTCATCAATTTCTCCTGACTGGAATTTAGAAAGATACTGAAAATAAATCTGTTCTATTGTTTGTTTTTGATTAAACAAAAGACCAGGTACAATTTGTATGTACTTATTTTCAAACGCATCTTTCTCTTGATTAATACGTTTTAATAAATTATTTTCCATAATTTTTTAATTAGTTCCCTGTGTGTGCCCAGATAAGATACATCACCACTCGCATTGGTCATATATACTCGTCTATTTAAAGTGGGTACTCACCACTATGTATACGTGTATTCCAATGTTGTAGATTCGTTATTTATTTGAAATAACTAAGTCTCTTGGTGTCTATGGTCTGCAGACCCACCTTGTATCTGAGCATACATAGAGAACTAATTTTTTATTAAATCTTTCCATTTGGGAAGATTTTTTAATTCTTTTTCTTCTGCGAAGTTTATTCCTTCATTAAAATTCCAATCAACTCCAAATTGAAGTGGTTGATTAATATCTCCTGTATCTATAATATTTATATTTTTCCAAACAGTCAGTTTACCATCTATAATTGTGTGTTCAAATTTCTTTATCCACAAAGGAAGTCCTGCTTCTTTTAATTTTTCGTTTACCATTTCGTTCAATCTTATTGCATCTTCTTTACTTGATAGCCAAATTGTATTAGCAGGAATTAACCAAAATGTAAATCCATCTATTCTACCTTCCTTTAACATTAGTCGCATTGCCTCAATTCTATGACAACCATCTACAATGTGATATGGTTCAAAATATTGATTATAAGTCAAAACAGTAAGGTCATACCTTTCTGGATATTTTAAAGTAAGTTCATCTTTTATTCCTTTTTCGTATCTTTCTAATTTTCCTTCAAGTGCTTTTCTATCATTTATAAAATCCAACTGTTCTGTTCTTTTGTCAACTATCTTAAACTGGTCTATATTATCTTTGGTAATACGGACTTTTTTTACATCACCTGCATAGAAAAAAGGCAATGCGGAAATTACTTTTTTATTTTGTTCCCGTATTTCTTGCTCCATTTTTTAGCTAATTTAGGTTTGTTTGTATACATCCACTTTTTTTGTTTTTTGGATTTAAATGGACTCATTGAAAATATCTTCTACTAATTTTTCTACCAATTCTGGTTTAACAGAACCTTGTGGGGTTCTATCAAACACTGTTGGTATTTTTTCAACTAAAAAGTTTACTACTTTAATTTTATCAAGTGTAGTAACTTTGTCAAGGGTGTCTACATTTGTCTCTTTTTTTGCTTTTGCCATATTATTTATACTGAAATCGTCTTTCTCTGACAGGTTGCGACCTTGCTACTAATATTTCTTCAACCCGTTTGGGATTAAATTCCCAGTAAGACAACATCGTTGCTATTATTAAGTCATCGTGGAAACCTCTTGATGCTCCAGCACCCATTCTTGATGCTTCGTCAGACCATACAAAAGATTCCATTTCATTTATTATTTTTAAGTTTAAAATTCGTGGTACATTATTTCTTAACAATTCTTGGAAGTGAGTTATCAATGCTTGTTTAGTTGTCCAGCTTGTTACAAATCCTAATCGTTCACTTTCTTTCTTTGTCTTATAATCAAAATGTCTTCGTCTATAAATCTTTAAATCTTTAATATGTTCCAATAAAGAACTCTTATTCACTTCTGGAATTATTAAAGGTTTGTTGTAATGATAATATAAAAATTTAATCTTATCAGCTAATTCTGGTATCGTGGACATTCCTGTATAAGTCGCTACTATGCTCCCATTCTCTGATGATACCACAACTGCAGATGGGTCTACAATCCCCTCAGACGGGTCAACTCCAATTTGATACATTAAATTTCTTGGTTGTTCATAAATCTCACATCCTTCTTTTATCTCAATGGGTTTTCTTGTTTCTTTTTTAAGTCTTGCGATATATTCTTTAGCGAACACAGTTCCTCTAACTAAAATAGACATATCCCAAACTCCATAAACAAATCTTCTCACATAACTATCGTCTCTGTTCATTCTGTCTTGTACGAAGTCTTCTGGGAGATTTTCACGATTGTCTAACATAGAACCTTCAATTAAAACTGAATCCTTAACCTTTTTTGGAAACCAGTTTCCATCTTCATCCATCCACTTGTCCTCTTTAAAATAATGATAAGCCCAGAAATTAGCGGGGTTAGTAGTCATATTGCCTTGTCTTGGGTAGTCCAATTCGCCAGGTGGTGCTTTCATTCTCATTGTATCATTTAGCTTCTGAAACACATCATATTCAATTTCTTCTAACTGGTCTAAGAAGTAAGCACCTATATTTAACGACTTGGTCTTTTGTTCTGCTTTTTTCATTTCAGCCACATCTCCAGACTGCATTGAGTCCAAACCCATTAAGACAATCTGAGACCCATTAGAGAAGTTTATCAATCCGTCTTTTACACGATACTCATACTCCTTAGCAGGAACTATCTTTCTAAAATCATTAAGCGTAGTCTTCTCAATATCCGAGATATGTTTTCTTCCTAATAAGACTCTAATCCCAGGAAAACACTTACAAATAAGATACATCTTCACTACCAACGCCAACGATTTCCCACAACCTCTTCCACCTGAGAATAGTATAAACTTGTGACTCGTATCTAAATCAGAAATAAATTCCGATTGTTTCTCATTAAACACATACCGTCTTCCATTCAGCTCAAGCTCACGCACCTTAAATCGTTCACCTGTATCAGGGTTTATTCGCTTTTCCACTAAGGAACGACCTATTTCTACCCATTCGTTAGATTCCGCCATTTTTTCCACATTCAGCACAACCGAACCAAGTAGGCTCACCACAACCTACGCATCTATGTTTCTTTAGTCCGAGTCGTCCCGAACGTTCCTCTAAATTATAATTCAGTCCAGTCCTTTTACTCACGTCAGTAATCTCGTGCTCTTCTCCAGTTATGTGATTAACGAACTTCCCCGAAGTTACGCTAACTGGTGTTACGCTATTCGTAACGCTAATTTCTGTTACGCTATCGCCTCTACTTGCATAAACACGACACGCAGTAGAGCAGAACTTACTGGTAGTTCTTAGTGCTTCATATTCTTTGTTACAATATTGACAACTTTTTTTCATAATGTTGTAATTAAGTTAGTTTTTTTGGTCTGTGTGGGAAGGGTATATCACTATTTTCCTCTCTGTAAATGACTTTTCCATCCCCCCCCGTCCTTGTTTGTTTTGTATTATTGCTTTGTAGATTAGTTTATGCTATATATCATTAAATTGATATGGTAGATTATATGACTTTGGTTGATGTTTTGGAGTGTGAGTGTATAATGTTAAACTATTCCACATTCTTATATATTTACTTTATATTTATCTTTTATTTTTAATTCTTACCAATTCATAGCTTACATTGTTTATTTTTTTAACTGATAAACAGCCACCGTCTGCAACTCTTTTAACACTGTAAAACTTATGTGAAGCGTGTTTGGGACAAGCGTGCAATCTACTACCATATAATTGGATGAAATAAACTCCATCATAATAATTATCTTCTCCACATATGACGCATTTGTCGTTGTCTTTGTAAAGTTGAGTTTTGTACTTGTTATGAATTTCCATTTATTCTATAAAAAGCATTTTTTAAAAGCAACAATGCTTCTTTTGCTTTAATTTTTTTATCACATACAAAACTTATTTTTTTACCCTTGTAAACTACTACTATTTTTATTTTTTCCATAGTATTTTATATTAATAATAATTATTTTAGTACTACAATGATTTTATCGGGTTCTTTGGTGTCTTGAACTATTGGCTCAACACGACTTAAATATAGGTTTATCGCTTGATTCGAAATTCCACCATTTTCGGACTTGATATTACTGGCTAATTTATCTGCTACTTCTTTTTTACCTATAGAGTCTTCAAGATAGTCTTTAAAATACTTTTGCTCTATTGCTTGATATGTTTTGGTATTTTCTATTGAATAGGTTGTCGTTGTTGGTTTATAATTTGCAACGATCTTAGCATCTTCTTTTGTTTTACCTGAAACGACCGCTTTAATGTACTTTGCGGTTTTTGTTCTAAGGTTGGGTTTTTTATGATATGACTTCTTTACTTGTTGCATATATGCTTTTTTATGCTTTTTTTCTTTATAATAGGGCTTTTTATAGGGTTTTGTCAATGGTGAGCTATTTTTTACGCTTTAAAATGCGATTTGCGGGGCTTTTTAGTGAATAGATGAGTATTACATCGGTTTTACTCCAAAAGTGGTTAAAATGCTTTTATTAGCATAAAATTGCTATTTTAAGCTATTTTATACTCTTATTTATACCATAGCTTGAAATACTTGACAAAAAAGTTATCCACAAGTGTTTAATATATAGGTATTGACACAGATATTGCAATAGAATATAATTGACTTAGATAATAAATTAAATAGTGGCTTGCTATTTTACAATTAAAAAATGAAATACATAAATAATCCAAATACAAAATGCACTTGTAGCAATCCAAAACATCACGCATTCTGGATTCTTAATAAAAAGAATATCATAACATCAATTAAAAGAATAATTGAAACTCAAAACATCAATTATCTTACAAAAGATTGTTATGATTTTCTACATAATTTATCAGGATTTATAGCTCATTATGATATAAACGGATTTATGGACTATTACAACAACATTGCATTATTAGTAAAAGATTTACAGAACAGCTCCGATTTATCAGATTTTGAAAGATATATAACAGATAAGTATTTTTCAGAAGGGGAACAAAAAATGTATTATGCAGACAAAGCAGAAGTATTGAAAAATATAAAAAGTATTGTTGACAAAATAAAAGTAAAAGAATTTCCAAAAACAATTTCTTATACTGAAAATATATTAGCAATATAACAGATTTATAGCAAACATAATTTACAAGCCGAATTGTGTTTGCAATTAAATCTATTATAAAAATAGATTAGTTATTTAACAATCAATACCTTTGGTAAATATAAATAATTAACCGAAGGTTTAGGCGGATTGATTACAAAAAAAATATGAAAAAAACATTATCATTTTATGATTTTTGCGACGAGTGGGAAAAGTGGGAAGATAGAAAAAATACTTTTTCTTATGAAGGAAAAAAAGCATTGTTTGAATATCTTGAAGAATACGAAGAAAGCACAGGGGAAGAGATAGAACTTGATATCATAGCATTATGCTGTGATTATACAGAATATGAAAGCTTTGAAGAATTCAAAGCTGATTATTCAAACATTAAAACGCTGGGAGAATTACAAGATAGAACACAATACATACCAATTTATAACAACGACGGAACGGAAAGTGAACGATTTATTATTCAAAACTTTTAGTTTATCCTTATTACACAATAGCACCGCTTGGCTATTGTGTAAAATAGGGGAAATTAAAGACACCTTGCACATTAAAAAAATGAAAATAAAAGAATTGAAAAAAGAATTAAAAACAAAATTCAAAAAACTTTTTATAGATATAGAAAAAGATGAAAATGGTCAATGGCTTAATATATACAATTTTGAAAACAAAAAAGATATAATTGGGGTCAATGTATACGATAACACTATTAATCTGTATAATCTTGACTACAACGGTGATGATGCTTGGGAAGTAATTAATTTTTTGAGAGAAAATTATAATTTTAAATTAGAATAGTTATTTTTTATCAAACCTCAAACAAGTTTACAAGGTGGCTTGGCTTGGGGTTTGAAATAAAGATAATTAAAAACAAAAATATGATAATAAAAAAAATAGGTGATATTACGATCTCGGTAGATGGTCGCAAAACAAACAATCACAATGATAAAGATTTTTATGGCAAACGCAAAACAATGTATATTGCAAGTAAAAATGGGTGCGAGGGTTTTGATTATACAATAGAAAAAGCAATTAAAAACCTTGAAAATGTTTTGAAATTAAAAAAGTAAAATGTCGGATTATTATAATTAAATAAAATAAAAAAATGAAAACATACACACACGAGATAATAAAAAAACATAACACACAAACAAGAAATGCTAAAATGGCGAAAGCTCTTGAAATGTCGGCAGAAGCTATTACTGCTCTCGGCATTTTCGGACTTGGCTTTTTGTATTTTCTTTTTGTGGTATAAAAAATGAAAAAAATAAAAGTAAAAGTAAATAACAAAAAATATCTTATTATGCACGACAAAGATATTTTACATATTTACGAAATTATAAACAAGAAAGGAGCTGGTAAATTAGTATTTAAAAGACAATAATATGATTTTAAAACTTATTTTATTGGGTTTGGTGGTGGCTCTTTGGGTAGCCCACGCTTGGCACAAGTCAAGTGATGTTATAGACAATATACAATAGTTATACACAGGTTAGGGTATTGCATTTGGTATTGCAATATGCTATAATAGAATTAGAACATTAAAAATATATCTACTGATGGGGGAATAAGACACGAGGAGAAAAAATAAAAAAATGTTAGATTACAAATTTATTGAACTTATGTTCGTAAAATACAGCAAACATTTACAAGATGTTGTTGCAAGTATTGAAACATTAGTTGACAATTACGATAAACAAATTATTCCCTTACAAAAAATAAATGATCCTTCAAAATATGGAGGACGCATAAAAGAGTTAGAAGCAAAAAAGGCAGAGGCATTTAAAAAACTCTCCGATGTTTGCCCCAACATAGAAAAAATGAGGCAACAACTTTCTGAAATACAAGAATTTATTTCAGAATAATTAAACTAAACTCTTGTCCGTTTCCCCATCAGTAGATATGGGTTGTCTTGGTTGAAGGTTTTAGGGTTGCCTTGTTGATAACATATAATAAGAATAAACGCCCACGCTGGCGACTTCGGTCAAAAGATTTACTCTTATTAGTTAGATACTCGGCAATACCGCCTTATTAGTGGGACTTTATGACAAAAGACAACAACACTCGCCTTTACGGCTCGGTTTTAGGGCTTTTGCCGAATAACATAAAGCCTGTAATATAATTAAATAAAAAAAATATGAAAATAACAAAAAAAGAAGCATATTGTTCTTATTATAAAAAGTCGGAAACTATAACTTTTGAAATAGAGTTTGAAGACGGAAAAACGGAAGAATTAGAAATTACTTGTTGGGTTGTTGAAAGCGATATAGAAACAGACGCAGGAAAAGATTTAAGTGAAGAAAGTCAAAAAGTTTATGACTCTTTGACAGAAGAACAACAACAAGAAATTGACAATTTTATTTTGGAATTATAATTAAATAATTAAAAAAATGAATAAAGAACTTAAACAAGCAATAATAAAATGGGTTATAGAGAACGAAAATGCTTTGCAATTAACCAATGACACAACAAACCAATTCAAAGCATATATTTTTGATGAAAAAGGAGAATGGCTTATAGGAGGTCAAGAAATTTCAAATTTTATTGATAAATTTATAGACCTATACACAGAGTATGAACCTTTATAATTAACTCGTGGTATTTTGCAAGTGGTGGGCAATATTTTCTATTTTTGCCTATCTATACTCATCGACCAGTATAGAAAAGGTTTTAGTTTCTTGCCTACCGCTTGCAGAATGCCACCAGACGCTTAAAAATAGGGCTACAATCAATTATTAGGTGGCGAGCAACAATGTGAAGCGTAGGAACAACGCAATAGCACAAGACGCTCTTAATTGCCTCCCTTGAATGAAAGCATAAGCCATCACCCAAAACCTATGATTTTATTATTAATACTCTTTTTCTTAATATCTCTCTTGTGCTTGTTAGTTTCAATAAGACACGCAAAAGAGATAACAGACTACGAGATATGAAATGACAGAAATTGAAAAAGAACAACACAATTTACGCACACTACCAAAAGAAGCCACGCAAGAATATGAAATTTATATGAAGTCTCACGCAGAAGCTCCAGACTATGAAGATTATTGTCAAGCTCAAAGTTTAGAAGAAGCCTCAGAAATATTTGCAATTAGATTAAATAGGGTTTATGCTCAATATGATAGTGAAAGCGACGAAACATATGAAGGCGACTGGGACGCAAGAGATTTGATAGATTTTGTAAGAAAAGTTGACCCCTCTTGACACGCACATATACAATTTGCTATAATGGCTATAACACTTAATCTTGTAACGGGGATTGAGGGTGAAAATCTCTCCCTTTCCGTTACAGGGGAGGGATTTTTGTTTATCACCAATACTGATGGGAAATCGTAGGCGAACCTATTAGCGACTCATCAGAAGCCATTAAATAATAGGATAAAGGGGGGAAACTTCACTCACGAGTTGGCGACACCCTTATCGTATAAATCGTTAAGTTGAATTTCTTTTGCGATTTATAGATTACGCATTGTGGGGGCAACCATAAGACCTATGCAATGTAGAGTTAAGAAATGTTATTGCCGATAAAATAGCGGACAAACAATAACTAAACACCAAAAGTAATAGCTTGCTATGGCTTTGGGGGTATTCTTATCTTCAAGTTGGAAAGCCCCCTTGACAAGTAAGCAATAACTATGAATAAAATAGAATTAAAAGAGTTTGAATTAAAATTAAGACAAAAAAAATTAGAACAAGCACAACATTAAAAAATATGAATAAAGATTTAAAAGAAATTATATCAACAACAGTGTTTATCATAATATTTATTTTAATTTTAATACAAGGATTTGTATTTTTTAACTCTTTAATAAGTGAAAAAAGGCAAAACTTTGAAAAAATTATTAACTATAAATTATGAATTATAAAGAAGTAAAAGAAAATTTAAATGCTATAATGATAATTATAATGGGTTTGGGTTCGGTTATATTTTTAGCATATTGTTTATTAGTCGGTTTTGATTTTGTTTTTGAAGAGTATAACACAGCAAAAAAAGAATGCCTTAATGGTAATCAAAAAATGTGTAAATATTTAGATATTTATTTTATTAAATAATATAAGCGTAATTAAAAAATATGTATGAGCTTAATATCAAAATACATAAGAAATCGTCAGTTAAGATTGATTAAAGAAGGAAGATGTAAAATTTGTGGTAAAAAAAGGAATTGTTTTAGTAAGATTTATTGTTTAGAACATTTAATAAAACAAAGAAAGCACAGACAAAATTCTTATTGGAAACATCGTAAAAAAACACTGGCTCGGCAAGCTAAATGGAGAAAAACCCATCCGAAGTGGTGGAGAAAGTATAACTAATAACATAAAACTATGTTAGATATAGAAAAAATTAAAAATACTATCATACAAGGCGATTGTTTGGAAGTTATGAAACAGATACCAGATAAGAGTGTGGATTTAGTGCTTACTGATTTTCCTTATGGAGTAAATTATGAATACGATACTTGGGTTGATACCCCAGAAAATCTTACAGAATTGATAAAGAAAGCAATGCCTGAAATTTTAAGAATTGGCAAAAGAGTTATTCTTACTTGTGGACATACTAATATATGGAAATATCCAGAAGCAAATTGGATAATGGCGTGGGTAAATCCAGCAGGAGCAAATAGAAATTCTTGGGGATTTACTTGTTGGCAACCGATACTTTGCTATGGAAAAGATGTTTATTTAGCAAATGGTTTAGGTGCAAGACAAGATATTATAATTCATAATGAAACTTCTGAAAAGTGGGGACATAGTTGTCCTAAGCCAATAGAATTTTGGAAAAAATTACTTTTAAGAGGAAGTATAAAAGAAAATGACACTATTCTTGACCCATTTCTCGGCTCTGGCACAACCGCAGTCGCCTGCAAACAATTAAAACGCAACTTCATAGGAATTGAAATATCAGAAAAGTATTGCGAGATAGCCAGACAAAGATTAAGGCAAGAGGTATTGTTATAAACAACTTATCCACTTTTAGGGGTATTGCAATGGGGGGTAAAATATGATATAATAGTAGTATAGAGTATTTAATGGTCGGTGCTTCAAACCAGATTTAGCTACTGGGGGATAGGCGAATTGACGCCAGATGACCTAACCAAGGTGCAACTGAAACTAAACCTTCAACGTAAGGGCGGTGGTGTGTAGGGTATGAGTAATGCTCAGAGAGTACCCACAAAACAGAGATTGCACATAGGAAGCAGTAATTTCTTATAAAGGACTTCTGCTGTACTTGCAAGCACCGAGTATTAAGCACTCTATTAAAGACGCAAAACATAATAATTAACTTTAAACAAACTATGCCTGCGAAACCATACGAAACAACTATAAGAAGAAATAATGCTCTCTACACATTATACAAAGCTGGGTTTGACCATAAATGGATATACACAGAAGTATTCAAGATGAACAAAGCCAACTTTTATAGTGTAGTGAGAAAAGCAAAATGTCAGGAGAAGCAAGAGAAATAAAATTTAGAGCGTGGGATAAAAGAGAGAAAATATTAGTTTATGACAATGAAAATAATTCAACTGATTATTGGGATGGAGTAATGGCGTCAGAAATTGGATTGTTAAATTCATTATTAGATAATAAAGAATATATCTTAATGCAATACACAGGATTAAAGGATTATCATAAAAAAGAAATTTACGAAGGGGATATTGTAAGATTTTTAGAAACAAGTGGTTATGATTTTGAAGAGATTGTAGAAAATATGTGGGATATTAGAGACCATTGTTGGGACAAAAATGTTGATTATGAAGATATAAAAGTCATCGGCAACATTTACGAAAATAAAGAATTATTAAATAAATAAAACTATGAGTGCAATAAAAGAAACAGTCATTGCCTGTAAGCAATGCAAACGAAAATATGTAAATATAGAAACTCAAGGCGAGATATGCGACAGTTGTCAGCAAGAAATGATGTCAGAAGCCAACCTATATTCTGCTCTAAAAGAAACACGATTACAGTTTAGTAATATGAGTATATCAAAAATAGCTAAAACAATTAAACAAATCTTTGATAACGCTGAAATAAAAGCTCTAATCAAAGATTTAGAAAATGGCATATAGTCCACAAGATAAATTAGATTTCGCAATTAAAGATGCAAAATACAGTATAGGAATGAGCAGGGGTAATTCTCTTGCTTGTGCTACTCAATTAGCTTGTGCTTTAATTGAAAAAGCATTACTTAAACAGGATAACTTTGAAGACTTTGTTTATATGTACGCAGACAAATTTCATCACTTTAATCAAGTTAGCATAGACCAGGATTTTCAATCTTGGATTGAGATTAATAAACCAAAACTTTTAGAAGAATTAGGAATAGTAGATTTTGAAAAAAACATAATTCAAGAAGGTGCAAAGTTATGAAACAAGAAACAGTAGAAACAATAATGATTCTTAGTTTTATATTTAATTGTATAATTACATTTTGTATGGTTGGAATATTTGCTAAAATATTAAGTTTATGATTATTGAAGCTATCCACGATTATTACAATACTCCACGAGATAAAAAAAGAGTTGTTGGTAGATACTACGCTTCTGAAATAAGTTCTATTATTAAAGGATATATAACCACAGGGAACTATTTTACTCAACGCATAGCAGACAAGAAAGGACAAGCTAATATGTTTAGGGGTTCTGCTATGGAAGACCACTTAGTCAAAGTCTTGAAAGAACAAAAAGTAGAATTTACCACACAAGACCCTATTGAGCTTAAGATTAAAGACTTTGTAATATCTGGTAAATTAGACTTTAACTTTAAAGATTATATCGTAGAAACAAAATGCCCTGAGAATATCACAAATGGTGTCCCTGATAAGTGGAAATGCCAAATGGAATGTTATTACAGGGCAACTAATAAAAAAGTTTATCTGGGAATATTTGATAAAGTTGGTGAACACATTATTCGCTTCTTTCCTTATGAGCCTTCGGACTTGTTATGGGAAGAAATAAAAACCAAGATATCAGATTTTCACAGAAGATTAAAAAAGAAATATGAATAAAATATGTTCAAAATGTCAAAGAGCAATGGTGCTAAGAAATAGTGCAAGGGGTCAATTCTATGGTTGCTCTGGCTATCCTAATTGCAAGAACACAGAACCTCTTGAAGGTTCAAAACCAAGTGGTGGTAATCCTAATGGTGGTATGGAAATTATTGGAGAAATTTTGTCAGATATTCAAGTAAAGGTAAACGCTATCTATAATATTATTAACAAGGAAATACCACAAGAGTAATTAAAAACCCCTTAAAACGCAAATTTAAGCGTTTAGGAGCATTTTAAAATGATATATGAAATCAAACAGCTGGAGTGGAAGGGCAAAATTCCTTACGCTTCAGTCAGAGACTACATTGCTAAAGACCACATATCCAAGAAAAAAACTCTAAGAATAGTGTTCAATAACTTTTATATGGACTTAAATCCAACTCAACTAAAGAAACATACTGTTATCATAGCTAATAAAATTAAAAGTATTGTTTATCCAGACCAGTATTACTATATTTACTCTTACAAGTGGTCTCCGAAAGATTGGAAAAAAGAAGAAGCAGAATTAAAAGATAAAATAGAAAAAGGTATTTATTAAACTAAAAACTTATGGACAAAAAACAAGACATCTGTTATGTTTCAGAAAAAATAACAATCATAAGACCACAGCTTAAGAATAAGATTTTTAATGAAGAAGATTATAAGATAATTCAGACTTATGATGAGAATGGAGACAAAGTAGTCTGGCTAAGAGCCAAAGTAGAAAAAAATTAAAAGATATAAAAATATGAAAATAATACAAATAATTTATTGTGGTAATAAAATAGCTGGATTAGACGAAGATGGAAATTTATACGAATGGTATCCTGATAAATATAATATTTATGGCAGTAGTGGAAAATGGATTTTATGTAATGTTAATTATTAAATAAAACTAAAATGTCCATCTTAAACTTCTTAAAAGCAATCTTCACATTTGATATCTGCGACTTAGCAAACCTTGACTGGAAGCTAAGTGATAAAGATGTGGAGGAAATAAATAAACAGCTATTCAAATGAAACATTACAAAAGCGTATTTGAAAACGAGCAAGAATTACTAAAATCATTGATTGATATTCATTTACAAGGAAAAGATATTGAATGCGACCCAATGTATTTTAAAGGTAATTTTTACAAAGACGGAGTAAATAAGCCAAAATACAAATTTGATATAAACCCACAAGTAAAAGATTGCGAAAAATGGGATGCTTGTAATTTAAGGTTAAAAGTAGGTTTGGGAAAATTAAATAATTTAATACTTGACCCACCATTTTTATTCGGAATACACGGAAAGACAAAAGATTATTATTCAAGCAAAACTCATACAATTTATAAAGATTTTAACAATTTAAAAAGTGATTATTATTCTTTATTGTGCGAAGCAATGGCATCACTAAAAAAAGGCGGAATACTTATTTTCAAATGCCAAGATTATACAGATAGCAAGACAACAATGACGCACGCATTAGTTTATAATTGGGCTAATGAAATAGGATTTTATGCAAAGGATTTAGCGATATTAGTGAAGCCGAATAAGATTTACAATGGAAATACAGCTCAAAGACACCTTAGAAAGATACATACATATTTCTGGGTGTTTAAAAAATAACCTCTCCTTAATGCCAGAGGAGAAAGAAAATGAATAAAAAGAAAAACAAAAGAAAGAAAGTAAAAGTTGTTAAAAAGTATTATCCTACAACAGATAATACAACAACATATAATCCCGACTGGGATAAAGATTATAAAATTAAAATAATTTCTTAATATGAAAGAAAAAATCATACAAATTTCTATTTCAGATTCACGATTATATGCACTTACGAATATGGGCAATATATTTTATTGGAAAGAAAAAATTATAAGCAAAAATGGGGAATTAGTAAAAGAGATTTATGGGTGGGTGAAATATGATTTACCTTCTTTCAAAGATTAGTCCCTTACAAACTTTAACCACTCCTCAATGACAGAGGAGTCAAAGTAATGAATAAAGAGATAATAAAACTTCTATCTATACTTATGGAGAATGAAACGGATAGGCAAATATATCACAAAGAAATCTCTATGTTATTCGGAATGTTAAAAAATAATTTATACCAACCAATAAGTAATTGTAAAGAATTAATAAATGGTAAAGAAAAAATATCTTATCACGATTGGAATATGAGAGAGCACGGAAAATGCTTTTGCAGTTTAGAAGATTAGCCCCTTACAAACTTAGTTAAGAGTGTGGTGGGTTCATATTGGTCGGATATGGGGACGGATAAAGTCATTCCACTTAGATATAATGTACATATCAAGATGGTTAGTCCCGAACGTATCCGCCCATTACGAGTCCATCACAAGTGGTGGGTTGGTGGGGGAAATAGTGTGGACGAGAACTGTCAACAGAAAAGGCAACACGCCTCAGTATAAATACTAAACTCGTAGAGGCAATGCGGAGTTCAAATTCTCTGCTTTCCCCACAAGCCCATCACAATTATTAACCAAATAAAACTATGGAAGATTTAGATAATTATATTTTATGTCAAAAATGTCAAACAGACCCTTGTGAGTGCAAAGAGCCACCCACAATGCAGAAGAATTGGGTTGAAGGACTACAAAACATTTTATCACAAGACAGAATAAAAACTGCTTATACTGATGAGATTATAGCTTTTATCCACCAGCAAATAGAAAAAGCCAGAGCAGAAGAGAGGGAAAAGATTTTTATAGAAATTGAGAAATTGGTTGAAGGTGGACAGAGAATAATTACAGAAATAAAAAATAAGTTTGAATGAAAGAGTACAACTTCACCTTGCTCGGGCAGATCCCAGCAAAAAAGAATAATTACAGATTTGGTAAAAATAGATTTTATAATGCTAAGCAAAAAGAATTAGACGAGTTTATATTAGATTTAACAAACCAAAGAAACAATTATGATGCAAGGGACGACTTTCCAATAAAAACTCAATGTGAGCTAAATTTGGAGCTTTGGCAAGGAGATAGAACAGACTTAGACAATCAAATTACTACTATTTGTGATTTATTACAAAATTCAGGCATTATTGCTAATGATCGTCAGATCAAGCACATAATAGCCCACAAGGTCGTTGAAAATAATAAGCCAATAGTACATATAACATTATTTGATAACATAAAATTATAATTAAAAACAATAAAAATATGGAATTTAATAAAACATATTACGAAGAAAAAAAACAAAAGTTAATTCAAAAAAATCAAAGATTAATGCAAGAGCATATAAATAACTCATTAAAGTTTGCAGAAGATGTAAGAGAGCTTAATCAAGACTTGCAAGAAATAGAAAAAGCACTTGCAGAAAAAGTAGAAACAAAAGAAAAAAAATAAATGGTTTATAAAAATCCAGATATAGCTATTCTTCTTAAAAAAAGATTGAATATGGGAAGACTATTTTTTGGATTTAAAAAGTAAATGCAAGATACAAAACCTAAAAAAATCTGCTGTATCTGGTGTGGGAAAGAAATGCCAGAAATGAATAAATTAAAGTTATGTAGTGATGAATGTCTTGAAAAATATAGAATGGCGTATTATAATTCATACAATAAATCATTAAAAAAAATATATGACAATAGAACAACTTCAAGTTGAATTAGACGAAATAAACAAAGAAATCTCTGCATTAAGAGACAAAGCTATGAAAATTGTAGGTAAAATGGAATTGCTTGCAGAACAGAAAAAGCAGGAAAAACCTGCTTAAAGTATTGACAGTTATACTTGTTTATGATAAGATATAGATAGGAACGATAAATGTAAGAGCTTTTCAGCCACCCGTAAGGGTGGTCTTTGTTTTAGCGAGACGACCACAACATCAACGCAGTAATTAAAATCATTACAATTACACATATATGATTTATATATTTTTCAATAAAACATATAAACCATTCAGACCATCTGTGTTTCCAATGGTTCAACTTTTCTTTATTTATTTCACTCACCTTTAATAAATTCTTTTGCGACATTAATTAGTATTCCACAGATTGCTACAACAGCTGGAGTATAAGAACCAAAATCTGTTTGTGATAATGCCTGTAAAGCATAAACTATTACAGCAGCACCTCCTGCTATTAAAGCGCCCTTTGAAATTTTTAATAATGTTTCTTTGTCAAATCTATACGCATATTGCATTTATTTATGCTAACCATTATGTGTTTTGGTTAGTAAGTCATAATAATTTATTTTCTTGTTTTATTGCGTTTATTCTTGCTTCTGCGATTTTTACATATTCCTCACTCAATTCAATTCCTATAAAGTTTCTGTTTAATTGCTTGCAAGCCACTCCTGTCGTGCCTGAACCCATAAACGGGTCTAATACTGTATCACCTTCTTTACTGACTAATCTTACAAGCCAAGACATAAGGTGGACTGGTTTAACTGTGGGGTGAAAATTCTTTCTTGCTTCTCTACCGCCATCAGTTGAGCCGAATATCTCTAAACTCTGCCCTGAACCATCTTGTTTATACATTTGTTTAGCTTCAAGTTCGTCTAACCCCTCATTCCTTTCTCTCTTACTTGCCTTTGGGAATTGGAGTAGTCCGTGTTTTTCAGCCCATACGTCTATATCGAAGTATCGGGATTTTGAGCCTGATGTTTCGTTAAATACTTCGTCTTTTTCTAATTCTGCAAATCCCCCCTGATAACCTGTTCCAGGTGCAAACTTTCTATCTGCTCTTTTTGTTCTGCTTGTAGCACTCTTCGTCATCACCCCATCATTCAAAGCATCATCTGTGCAGATAATGTTGGCGGGAAATCTGGCAGTTTGTTGCCCTCTTGTATCTAATCCTTTCATTGAATTTTCATTCCAACCATCTTTCGGTGCAAGTGGAGAATTTTTTATACCAGTGTTATCTCTGCCCACTTCTTCTCTTGTCGGTATCCTACACCCATCAATATCAATCGCACCTGTTCCGTGTTTAAGACAGTTCTCTACAATAGTTTTACATTCCAAAGGACGCCTTGCCATAATTATTGGCTCGTGAGCAGGTTTAAGAGCTGTGCCAAAGCCTTCCCATTCGGAGTTGCCTTTGGTTATATCCATTGTTCTTTTGGCTGTTCCGTCTGGGTTTCTATGACTTGGTCTTGACCATCCTTCATTTGTATCTAAATCATCTCCTGAAAAGTGTAATTTCTTAATAGTCGCTATATGTTCCCTCTCATTCCCCTGCAACTTATCCACAGCCTTTCCTACATTCAAACTTTTAGGAAATCCACTTGCATAAATCCACTCCAACATATCCCTTACTTCAAATCCTGCATCTTCAATCGCCACTGCCATTCTGTGATAAGTTCTTGTGCCACCAAAGGATAATAAGTGTCCTCCTGGTTTTAAGACTCTTAAGCACTCTTTCCATAAATCTACATTATATGCGATACCATTTCCATTTTCATCAACTCCATCCCAAGTTTTTCCCATAAATCCACCAGATAATCTTTTGAAACTTCCGTCTTTACCTTCTTTTGCTGGTGCTGAACCTTCTTTACCAAATCTTTTTACAATAGAAACTAAGTGGTATGGAGGGTCGCAAACAACAGCATCAACGCTTTCGTCTGCAAGTTCTTTTAATTTTTCTAAACAATTTCCTTGTATTATCATCCTATTCTTAAAGTTTGAAATTTGTATTTTGCAATTCCCATACTCATATTATTGGCAGTTATTTTTTGTCTTAAAAATTTATTGTCCGCATCTGATAAATAAGCATTTCCTGCGTCATCTATTGCAATATTAGCCCAGTGCATATATTCAGAAGTTGGAGTATTTACTTTGCAATAAACTCTGCCCACTGTATTTATTTTAAATATCATTGATATTAAAGCAGAAGTTAATTCAGCTCTGTTATCACAATCAAAAAAATCAGCAACCCAAGGAAACCATTTTATAATTCCATTTACAGTGTCAAGAATAACTTGTAGATTGTCCCAAGAAGTCACTGCATATTGCAAATCCATTTCAAGTGATATCATTCCAAAAGGTTTTACAGCTTCTGTCATTTTAGAAAAAGGGACTATTGTTTTTTTAAAATCATTTGAAGCCCCTTGAATTGTTTTAATACCTAAAACAATTTGTAATGCTCCGAGAGTTCTTTTTAATGAGTTTATTTTTATTTTATCTTCCATAAGTATAGATTTATTTATTATTTGTATAGATTTGTGATATGAATATATTTCTCTTTGCAAGCCACACTGCAAAGAGAATTTAGAAGGGGTGGAGCGAATCACACCCCCATTATAATAGCCTTTCGGCTAATTACAGCTCAAGAGAGCATTCCTGCTCGTAAGAGCTGTTAGATGTCGCCAATGCTTACTTGATTGATGTGCAAGTGAAGTCCTTGCCTGTCAAACTGAGCATCTGACCAAGCTCTGGCAATGTCAGCAATGAACTGCAAGAATTGATCGTCATCTTGGATGTCAGCTTCCCAGAAGTGTCGTTTGGTGCAATGTCTTTCAACTCTGCACCTTGTATCTGTACCAGCACTTTCTTTTTCAAAGAGTACAGTCATTGTTCTATTCTCCAAATTTGAGGTACATAACCATCCCAAAAAGTAAACACAAGATATTCTGCTATCTCGTCTGGTGTGAGATTAGAGAATAATGCGTGATATTTTTGATGTATCTTTATGTGGATACGAACAGTTTTTGTCCCTCCACGACTAACTGGGAGTATATGGTGGTCGGACATCCCTCTATCAATCTTGCGTTGTCTCTTGCTTCTCTTTCGGTATCTCATTGTAAACCCCTTATAAAAGAGCATTCATCTACTCGCATATATACGAGTAGGTCATTGCTTTATTATACCACTTTTATAAAAATAGTGTCAATTATTTTTTCCAAAATTTTAAAACTTCTATACTACCTAAAATAACTCCTATAATCACAGATATTGCAACAATCAATTTCATTATGTTAGTTCCAACCCAAGACACACCTTTATATGTTTCTGCAATCGGCTCAATGGTTTTATCTAATTTGTCTAATCTTTCTAAAACTTCTTTTTGAAATCTACTCCAAACTTGTTCTCTGTCTGAAATATACAAAGTATTTCTATCACACCGTTCTTTAATATCTTGTACTTGTTCTTTAAATTTGTCTTGTTCTGATGTCATAAAATATCTTCTGCTGAAGCAAAAGGATTAGTTTCAATTTCATTGGTAACTGACTCTCCATCTTCTTCAGTTATTTCTGTTTTTAATATGGATTGTTTTACGAAAATATATTTCTCTGATTCTGTTATTCCATTACCCTGCCATTCTGCTGGAAAGGTTTCTCTTATTGGGCTTTGTCCTGCTCTTCTTGAAGCTTCTGAAGTATAACCTAACATAATTATTCTTGTTAGTTTGTTGTGCTTATCAGAGTGAGCTTCTGGTATCCAATACTCATAATCTATTTGATTAATTGTTCTCTTTAATTTTAATGCCATTGTTTTTTACCTTATTATCAGAATTTATTTTTGCATTTGGGCAATAATAATTTCTACATAATTGAGGTCTTTTATTATATATTTTTATTTAATTATACTTTATGGGATAACTGCGATGGCTGTAATAATCCCACCTTTTGTAGTGATACTTGTTACCTGCCCCGAAGTTACCCCATCGTTATAAATTGGATAAGTTGCGTCTGCTACTGGGGCTGTTCCCCCTGCATAGTATTTTGGGCTATCAACATAACCAGTGCCAGATAAAACCAAATCCATATTAGCGTCCAGTGTTGTGTCTTGTTTTAATCTTATCCCTGTCGTAGCCCCTAAATCTAAATAGCCATCATTCAAACTATCAATGTATTCATTACCGTCTGTCTGGGTGAATATTATCTTATCATCTACGAGCACCTGACCTTTAATGTTTAAGTAGCCTGTGCCGACTTCTTTTGGGTTGATAATTAAGTTTGTCCCGTCATAGTAGATGGATGCATCCTCTCCAGTTCCAAATCCAAGTTTGGCATTATCTGCACCTATAACAAGTTTCATTCCAGGATTAGTCGTCCCAATACCGACGTTGCCAGCAAAATAATTGCGGTCGGCTGTTCCTGCTTGATACACGGAAAAAGGAGTATTGGTTTGTGTGCCATTTGTCTGTGAAGCAATATACAGACCATAGGTGTTTGTGAGCGTTCCTGAATTACTCGGAGTAGCAATAAATATGTTATAGCCAGATGTGATTATTCTCGTTGCTTCCGTGTATAGCTGTGCTTGAACGGCTTTTGCACTTGTTGTCGTTCCGCAACTCCCCGCCGAGTAGCAATAGAAATCTCCACCAATTGCACTTGCAAGAGTGCCTGTGGAATTATGAATCGTTCCACCTTGAAAGCCCTGAATCGTACCTGTGATATTTTGCGTTCCGTAACTGCGTGTGAACCCCTGTATTCCTCGCATTGTGAACCCTGAACTGCTCGCAGGTGTTACATCGTGATAAAATGTAAGAGCGTTTTGCGTAGCCGCTCCTGTGGAATCATAATCAACAACGAATCGCTTAGTGT